CGACAGGGATGTAGCAGAATACCGTGTCCCGATCATCCTCCAGCCAGCCATTAGCATCAAAAAGCCTAGAACAAACCTTCTTGTACTTGCGCTCCCTGCGTCGAACCTCAGTCACTCCCAGCATGGCGAGTTCATCGCGGATCATCTCAAAGTCATCGTTTACTTCGTGGACTTGCCCGTTGGACATCAAGACAAGCTCGCGCATTTCTTCTTCGACGTACAAAAGCTCACCAATTACCACGACCTCGGCCTTGTCATAGTAGGCATCGCCCTCGCGGTCATCTGATACAGACGACCCAGAGCCTTCCGGCCAGCGAGCGCGATATTCATCGGTCGCAATAGGATGTAGGACAAAGCAATAACGCGCGTCTGACTTGTCTTGAATAAGAGAGGCAGGGTCAAACCACACTCGGTCAATCGCGTTATGGATAGGCTCAATCAAAAGGTCTTGGTCGAAGGAGTTATCGTCGGCGAACTTCTGCACAACACGCCATGCGTCATAGCCGCAAGTCACAGCCATCCGACCAGCGGCAGCATAGGTTGTCGAGGCGTTGGAAATAGTCTCTAGGTTGCGGATGATGCCGTCATAGACCTCGGCGACCTCCTTTGTTGCGCTTCCACCAGCGGGTGAAACGACCACATCAAAGTCCGCCTGCTCAAGCTCTCCGGCGATCTGGTCAACAATGGGAGAGGTCATGTCGAAGGTATAGCGGGGCTTGTTGATGTTGTTATTCCACCAGTACGGCTCCCACTGCCCGTCCCTCTTGGAAATGAATAGCTGGGCCTCCCGCGCCTTCTCACGATTGTCGTGGTCAGCCATCTGAGCGTTGGAGAGCATATTCATCACATCGGCGTGGGAATCGTACTTGTCGGAGGATGAATAAACCTCCTCTGCCGCCTCTTTCTCCACTTCGCTTTCGTAGCTGTCGTTCTCGGAGTCCAGCTCTGATCCGTTTTCGTAGTCAGCCATTATCTGTTACCCCAGCCACTGAAATTGATTTTGACAGCCTGCGCCGCGTTAGCCTTGGGCGAAAACATACTCATCATGAGAGAGTCGCCCATGTTGGGAGATGGAAGCTGATAAGGTTTCTTCGCCATCTCGATCTTGCTCATGATCTGTATTTTACCATTATTGTTGCGTTTTAGCGGAATGCGGCAAACCTCGGCCCTGAGCTGGTCGAGTGAATCAATCCCAGAGGACAAGGAGATCATGTCGTCTGGGTTGATGTATTTCTTCTGCTCAATCGCTCGCCAGGTATTCTCAAACCTTTCCCTGAGCTTCCACCAATACTGCGCTCTCTTATTGAAGAACGTATCTCTATTGGTCTTTCGCTGCTCTTTGTCGTTAGCGTAAGTGCCTTCGGGATCGTCTGGTGTCTCACTTCCTCGGAACATCCAATACTGTGTGCGGGTATGCGACAGGGCTTGCTCTACCTGCCTTTTAAGACTAATCCCCATGCCATCGCAATCCCAGACAAACCAATCAGCACCAGCCTTGCGTGATTCCTCTAGCGCCCAATCCATGCCCTCATTGGAGTCGCCTGTGATCTTTTCGCAGACTTGTAGCACAACTGAGCCTCGGCGGATAGCTAGCCCCTTAGAGTCGCCACCTTCGTCGCTAGGATCATGGCTGGCAATAATAGCCCCTTCAGGCTTAAATCCCAGCTTCTCATGGGCATCAATAGCAGCGTCGAACCACTCCACGGGGATAATGCAATCCTCAACCTCGTCGTAATACTCACCAAGCCAAATATGTCTATAGAGAGCCGTGGACAGGTTGGTTTCGTCATAGGCCCGTTCTTGTTCGAGGACTTCAGGGAAGAACGGGTTGTCGTTGTAGTTGGCCCAGATGACAAGGTGTAAGTCATCCTCGTAGTATTTATCCCGCCTGAGCTGCTTCTCCCAGGGTTTAATGAATCGCTGAGAGAAAACATCGCTTGAATGCCTTGGGTTGCCCGTCATCCAGATTTCAGAGTCATCGGTTCTCAGCGTTGGAGTCAAAGCCTTTAGCGACTCAAAGCTGATCGTCTGGGCTTCCTCCACCCAGAACCGTTTAAACCCGTGCATGGACTTGATGCCTTCAGGGTTTCGGGCGAGTCCTCGGAACTTGAAAGCATCCTGCCCATCGTACTGAATCGAGTTTGAAAGCGACTTGAATCCTTGTAGCCCAAGCCTTTCGATCTCTGAAGATAGGAGAGAGAGCACCGAGTCATCCATCGTGACTTGGTACTCTCGAAAGCATGCGGTCTTGATTCCTCGCGTCTGGGCATCCATTAAGCAGATGTCCCCGACCGATTGTGATTTACCGCTTCCCCTGCCGCCGATAATGATCTTGAAGCGTTTAGGCTTCTGAATCAGCGGCAAAAGGATTTTAGGTAGCTGCATTTCCGGCATCGACTACCTTTACAGTCCACTCTGTTTTGATTGGGCCGCCGTCTGGGCCTGAGACTTCTTGCTCGCTCTTGTCCTTCCAGCCGAAGTTGTTCTTCAAGCTGAAGATTGCCCCCACTGGCGATGCTTGGGCTAGTCTTTTCTCTAAAGCCATCTCGACTCTTTGCTTTGCTTTTTTTACTGTCGCACTAAATTGATCGTTCTCCCCGTATCGTCTCAGGCTTTCTGTAGCCATATCAAGATGATAGGCGAGGCCAGAAATTAACGGAGGATTGTCCTCGTCACACATGGCGAAGTATTCATCTATCGCCCGTTGCATATCTTCAGGCGTTTTGAACTTAGCCGGTCTGCCTGCTGGCATTATGACTTCCTCGCTTTCTTCTTGGCCTTCTCGGCTACGCTCAGAGCTATCGCAACGGCCTGCTTCTGAGGCTTTCCGGCGGCCATTTCAGTCTTGATGTTAGCAGACACTGACTTTTTGCTGTAGCCTTTTTTCAGCGGCATCGTTGTCTCCTTTGTTGGATTGGCTTTCAGGTTTGCTTGGCTTCTTGTCGAACATTATACGCGCTGCGATGAAGCGAGACAATTGAGCGACGAAATAGCAAAAAATACTTGTAAGCTAGGGTAAATAGTGTAATCTATACACATGCCAGCAATAAAGCGGGCCGATAACAGAGGGCAGAAAAATGAGCAGACTGACAAGAGCACAAGCGGTGGAACTGGTTGGCAAAGACGTAGTGGCAAAGGTAGAGGCCGTTGATGTTGACTTCACAGGCCGCGCCACCGATGGCAGTAGCGATGCTGGTTACACCGAGTTTTCAGCAAGCTGCAAAACCGACGACCTCGAAATCACCATGTATGTGATGGTTGACTCTGACGCAGTTGCAGCATGTGACGACCTCTCCCAGATCGACTGGGATGCTCCCATCGCCAACGCCCGGTTCGCTGTACTGTAACCACCCCACGGCCAAGGACGGCCACAATCGAGGAAGAAACCATGTACCAAGTGATTTTAGAGGCCGAAGACGGCGATTACACGCTGACAGACCCGATGCCGGAAGATGCCGCTCTCCGTTGGATCAAAACCAACGAATGCCGCTACGGCGATGGCCAACGCCTTTGCCTTGAATATGTGGAGTATTGATATGCCCCGCGACGACCTGAAATCCCTGCAAAAACACCTCGGCCTCGGCAATCAAGCCTTGGCCGATGCGCTTGACCTGTCTTTATCAACAGTAGCTAAGTACCGATCAGGGGCTTTGGATGTGCCTCTGACAGTAATATTGGCAATGAGATTTTTGTTGCTTGATAGGGCAATCTCTAGTCTTTTATAAATACGCCATGTTCGTTTAAATAGCCCGTCCGGTGCTTAATCTGGTCATAGGCAAAGTCTGCACACAGGTACAGGGTTAGGTCATTTTTAGCTGCGATCCCGCCCAACTGGTTAAGCGCATCGTAGTACCGCCCGCCGATCTGATTGCCGTAATATCTGAGAGAGGCGTATGTTGTACAGAGCATACCGCATAAGGTCATGGTGTCCAGCGTGTCCGGTTTTGTGTTGGCTACTGCCGACTTAAGCTCACCCAGACGACCTGTAATGCCAGCCATCATCACGAGCACCACGATCTGATCGCCTATATCGTCTATGGGGCTTTTGCCTTTAGCCAGGGTGTCCGCCATCTCGCCAAACTCGGAGATCAGTTTAAGCCACTGGGTCTCCAGCTTGCCGTTGCCGATGATCTGGCGGTCTACGCCCCACTGGTGAATTAGATTAATTAGAGTTTCCATGATGTCCCCATATTGTTTTGCCTGATTCAATGTCCGCGTCTATCCATCCTGCCAGCCACCAGCATTGTTTACGCATGGAGAAAGGGCACGAGTCTTTGCTCTGTCCGTCTGCGTGAGCCTGCTTGCCTGCTAGGTACAGGTCGGATTGTTCTTGGTTCATGCCGTCAATTCGCATTTTATCATATCTCCCTCTTTTGACCTTGCTGCAATGCTTTTAGTTTCTGCTTGTACTCGTCTCTGATCGCCTTAAGCTCGTCTATCGTATAACGCACAATGCTGTTCTGACTTTCCAGCCATTCCACTTCCTCCGGCCCGAATCGCTCGACAAGACGCTTCCTGTACTCAATGAGATTCCCAGAAAGGTGCGTGTTGCATTGGGCGCAGCTTGAATGAATGTTGCGCGGGTTAAATCTTAGCGCAGAACAAGCCTTCACGCTTCGGTAGTGCGAGGCATGGCGCTGGTGGCTTCCATCGTCCGGTTTGTCACATGAAACACACCCTCGACCACGGTCACGCTCTCTCACATAGGCATTAACCGCCGTTTGGGCCTCCTTAAGCCATTCTGATCGAGTCTTTATCTTATCCTTGGCCTGCTTTCGCTCTGCGATCTCTTTGCGCTTTTGAATAGCCGGAGATCGCTTTCGAGCTACCGCTATGGCGCAATCTGGAGAGCACCAAGCCACGGTGCCTGGGAATGCCTGCTGCGGCCTGAAATAAACCCCACAAGCCCCGCATTTGCGCCGCGAGTTTGCCACTACTTTCGACCTGCCAACGATAATACTTTCTCGGAATCCATCCCCTTGTCGTATATCCCGCCGTCGATCTCGCACAAAGCGATCATTACTGCATTGGCAACCTCGTCGCCAGACCTGACCTCGCCATCGACCATCAACTGCGTCATCAAGCTGTTTATAGCGTGATACAGACTAGCCCAGTCATTCATTTTGCCTCCCGATATGTCTCATATACCTCTAGGGCTTTCTCAGACCACGTTACAGACCTTTCAGAGCCGAAGGCATAGATAGCCTCAATGTATTCAGAAAATTCAGCCTTGCTCATTTTGGACGTTCTTACGCCTAAAGCCACAAAGCCGCCATCGACACCAGGCACAAGCCGCTGCTTTCTCCACGCTGCCG